CACGTAGATGCGGGGGCGGGTATCTTCTTGAACAGTGAATCTTCCACCAAGTTCGTGGATACCATCTTCGCGTTTACTCTTGTCTGGACGCGCGTTCAATCCTGCTTTTCTGAATGCGTCGATTGTTTGAGGTTCACTTCTGTCACAATAGAAAGGCCCTGTTCCCCATCGCTCCACCATAAGTTTTGACTCCGCAATGAGAACTTCCGGTTGCAACCGGTTCTGGTAAAACTCATCGAGAATATAGGCACGATCGTCTCCGTCAAAACCGATGGCGACAATTGCACTGGGATTAGTCCAACCGAAGTCGACACCGTAAACCACGGTTCTGATTCTTTCTTTTTCAATCGTTTTCAACTCATGAATGGTGCTGTCGAAGTCGAAGCTTCCCATCCCCGCAGGCGCAAACTTGCCTTGTATAAACCGTTTAGCGAGGCTACCAGTATGACTGCGAACCAAATCTTCGATGTAGCCTTCCGGAAGGTTTTCCTTGTTGTCGTAAACGCTCCAACGGTAAACTTTGCTGTTTGGGTTCTTTTTCTTTGAGTCTTCGAAGAATTCATAAAGCCTTTCACCCGGCAATAGAGGCGGTGGCGTTGTCGTCACCCATGCGCCTTGTCTGGATATTTGGCTTCTACCACTTCCCCTTAACCTACGGAGAATAACATTCCATGCTTCATCAAAGTGGCGCACGTACTGAGCTTCGTCTACCATAATCCAGTCGATGTTAGGGCCTTCAGCCATCTCTGGGTCTTCTAAGCTACCAAACCATAGGACGCTTCCGTTTACGAAGTCTATGCGGTTATCGCCGACGCGGTATTCTTTGACGTATGGGTTTGCTATTAACGGTTTGCCCAAGAGCTTAGAGCTTTCTAATGTAGGTATTAAGGTGCGTCGCACGAATTTGTAGGTAGGCTCAAACACGTAGCCGACGCTTCCCTCGTTTTCTACGCTCCACTCCAACCCTTCAGCCAAACCACAGAGGGTTTTACCACCACCTGTTCCAGCGAAAGCAGCGCGGAATTTCCAGTCGTAGCGTCCTTGATGAAAAGCCCATTGCTTGTCATGTGGCTCGTAGTTGATCCGTAGTTTTACGAGTTGTTGACTCATCTTTCATCAATCTGGAAGAAACTATTACATGGAGAACTTTTTCCGTATATTCGGTTTTTGCTTCTATCCTCCGAGTTATCATTTTGCCTACGAGTTTAGTGATATTACGGTAAGCTTCCACCAAATCTTTTTTACATACTTGTGGATGTAGCCGCACAAACTCTTCTTTTATCCATACTTCAAATAACCCAGAATCTACCCAAGCTATGAAGTCGCGGTCAATAGTTTTCTCTGTGACTTGGCAAGTGGCTCCTATTTGATCCCTATTTAACCCTAATATTACCCCCCGTTTTATTTTTGGCAATCTTTTAAGTGTTTGTGTAGAGAGGGACATTTTAGGGACATTCCTATTCTCGTGACAGTAACTCTTTCATTTGGCTCTAGGATAGAACGCGCCTGCCCGCAGTCTGTTTAGAATCTTTATAGGGTTTTTCAACCACGTCGTGGGTTCTCCCCCTTGCAAGTGAGACAGACGGCTCATGTCGATAGCATCAAATTTAGGGCTTGCTGACGCGCCTATTTTCCCGCCTTACTTCCCGAATAGAAGTTTGTTTTTTAGTTTCAAGATGCAATCTTGCTTTGGATTTTTTAATAGACAATTTTCATTTCGGAACAAAGGACAATCATATCTTAGTTTTTTGTTAGTTGTAGGATTTCCTTGTTTATCATGCCAAACTTCACAGCTATTTGATCTATCACCAATTAATGTAAACGATGTGCCCGAAGAATACCAAGTCCATTGAATTGTGTTGTTAGAATTACTGCCTGTCCAAATCGTCCATTCTTCCATTTTGTATCCCTTATCTATCTGCGTTTATCCACATATCCCAGGTGTACGTTTGGCCTGCAACAACGTTAACTGGCACGTAAAGAGTTAGTTCAGCCTGCGCCATCTGGTTCGGAGCCAAGACGGTGCCGTTGGCTGTCCATGTTAGCGTCCAGTCGGTTGGAAGGTTGGGGGCAGTTAAGGTGACGGTGAAGTTTACGCTGCCTGAATTCAACGCTGTTAAGTTGCTGAAGTAGTAGGTTGAGTTTGGTTCCACTGGACTCCAATCTAGTTCCGTGCCGTTTACCCAAAGTTCATTGTCGATGTAAACTTGTAAGCCGACGTTTGTGACGGTTGCTGTTGACGGTATCAGAAATTGCTGTACGACAACCGCGAGGACTGCACCCGCTAAAAACGCCACTAGCACCAGTACGCTTATGTAAATTAGCTTCTTCATTTACGAAGTCACCTCCTATTGAACGTGTAACGGGGGATATTTTTTCTTGTATTCCGCTAGTTCAGTTTCCGCAGTTTTCAGTTGCCTCGAGTACAAGTTGCGTTCGTCAGTTACTTGACGGATTGTGGTGTTAAGCGTCTCGTTGTTGTTGCTTAAATCGGCAACTTGGCCGCTGAGTCCACTAACTGTGTCCGTGAATTCTGTTTGTTTGGTTGCGAGTGTCGTTTCTGCCTCTTCTTTACCTGTTTGCGTCTCTGCGATTTTCGTTGATAGTTGAGTGTTTACGGTTTGCAAGTTTTCTTCTATTTGCTGTCGCTTTTCTTTATAGTTGCTGTAGGCTTTGCTTGCGACAACCATCATGCCTCCCGCTCCACTAGCTACGCCCAGCAGGGTTTGCCAGTGCTGCTGAATTGTTTGTGGCACCGTTTTAATGGTGTCGAATAGGCTTGACGGGTTTCCTATGAAGTTTTGGATTGTTTGGAGTATGGTGATTCCGTAGAACCATCCTATGGCACTGCCTATAATTGCTGTGATTATGAGAAGTATTATGGTTTTAGACATTTTGTTTTCACTTTTAACGGTTTAAGCGTGCCATAAGGATTCTGCATTTCACGGATGAAGTAGCGTTCAAAAAAGTCTGCTGGATTCAAGTTGAAATAGTCTTGTATCGAGATAAGTATTGTGTGGTTCCACATGGTTTTTCTGCCATACTCATCTGTGTCGTTGCGTAGAAAAGTGACGGCGACGACTTGTTCAGGGAGCAACGTTTGGATTGGGCTGCGACCGTTTAGGTTTTTTAAGTGTCTTAGCGATCGGCTAGATATAATTTGGTGCAAGTTCGCGCTTTTTATGGTGCGGTAGCCTAAACCGTTGAACTGACCATAAATAAAGTGTTCGCATAGAACCATATTAGTCCCCTATGTCTTTAACCCAGTTGATGAGGGCGTGGCAACTTTCTTTGCTGTAGATTGGAATATTGTGTTTTCGGTCAAGAAGAATCTGGAAGCCTTCACCGTCAAGTCTCTGCACAAACTGAACTTTGCCATCGGATGTTGTTTCCTTCGCCACTTGAACAAACATGGGGAAAAACCGCACTTTGTCTAGTCCATAGTTTTTGAGTTTAGCCATTGTCTGCCGGAAGTACGTGTGCAAGAAACGGTATTGGCCCGTGGGATCATTTAGATCCATCCCAAGCTGTTGGAACCAAGCGTTCACCATATCGTATTTAGTTAAGCAAATCCCTAACGCTTCCGGCGGCTTAGCCCTAGCCTGTTCTCTAAATTTGTAGATGCTGTCAAGCATCCGCACAACGTTAACGTCTGGGTTGCGCAGCAAAGATTCTGGTTCTTGATCTACGACTTGCGGCAACGGCATTGTAGACCGGCTTACCGGCACAACCACGATGAAAGCGTTGCTTTGAATAATTACTTTGTTCAAGTTTTCAGCTTGCTGATAGTTTGACACTTGCTGATACATGTCCTTACGGTAGGGCCCTATCACGTTTTCCATGTCTTCGCCAGACGTTTCAAGCAAAGGCAAATGAACTGTTTTGTTGCCTTTCCAACCGCTTTTCCACGTCATCACGATGTCAGCTTCGTATATGCGTCCTGGCGGCGTGGCTGGCGGAAACTTTCCTGCACATAGGTCTGAAATTATCTGGCGCATACCAACCGTGTGTTCAATTATGTCGTATGTGAAGTCTTCGTTTGCTACGCTTTCAATTTCGCAAGTTAACCCAAGCAGCCCCAGCATAGTAGTTTTTGATGCGCCTCTAGTTCCGATGATTGTAATGTTTTTTTCGTATCGCCGGTCGCTATCTCTACCTATGAACGCGTCTTTTATGATTGGAGGAACCCAATCGGACAGCGGTGTCATTACTTGGCCTCTAACTCTTTATCTATTTCTGCTTCAATGGTTTCAGCCGACGGAATTGTACCTGTTGACTGTGGCTGTGGCGCGAGTGCAGGCGTAGAAACTGGTTCAGTCATAGTTGGATACATGCCACTGTCTTTTGCCGCACTTTTCACAAATACCGTGCGCACTCGATTGAAGCTTTTATGCCAAAGCCAAGCAATTGGGAAACCAAGCACCAATGCACCAAGTATCAGTTGGTTCGGGAAAGGCAGAATATAGTTTTGCCATATCCAAGATGAGGTGACTGCGTTTGCTGTTCCTCCCAATATTCCAGTCACGAATGGACCGATTGTTTGTTTCATCCAAGCCCTAACTGGTTCAATGAACGCGTACGCGAACATGGTTGCAAAGAACA